GGAGCATGTTTCCAGAATAACTAATTCCGGAGGCGAGCGTGATCGATAGCGGACCGGGCTCCCCTGCGTTTTGCTTTTCCTGGAGGAATTCGAGGTCGCCGCGGTTGTCATCGATCGAGACCGCGACGTCTCCGACTTTCGCCTTTTTTCGTCGCTGCGTCGTCGGGATCGACCCGTTTCCATTGATGCCAGCCTCGACCGTGAATCCGCCGAGGTCGATGTTTACGTTTGCATCCTCGCCCTTGACGTCTAGCTCGCGTCCAAACCATGTAAGCTGTCGAATATCGCCTGCGCGTACTCCCATTTTTTGCCCTCCTTAGGCCGCAGCGGTCGCGCTGAACGACCACTGGTATTTCACGGCAACGATGCGCAGTCCGGCCGCGATAACGTCCGGGACGAGTACATTGATCCGACCCTGATTCGTGCTATCGATCGCGCATATGATTCCCGCGACAATATCATCCCGATTCTTCGACCATGCGTTCGGAATCCATTGATCGTCGATCAGTTTGATTATGAACGCTTTCACGCGCTTCGGGCTGATAGCATACTCGAGCGACGTCACGGCGTTATCATCGACCACGATTCCGCGATCGAAAGGAGCGGTCGAAAACAAATTGTCGAGGCTGTATAGCTTCGCCTGTATATTTGTTATCGTGACCGTGAATCGCCATGCCTCGTCGACTGCCCCGAGAGGATTCGTCGTGTATGTCGTAACGAGGTCGTGAATCCTGACAACTCCCGATGCGTCAAGATATGTCGATGATCCGCCGGCCGCTTCGACCGCGTCGCGCTGTGCATACGTCCAAGGCGCGTAGTCTCCGGATACGATACCGACGAGCGGGAGCGTCTTAAACGGACGCGCAGGATTCGCCGAGGCTGAAACGGCGCAGTAACCAACGGCGGACGCTGCAATCTCGCCGGCCATGTTCGGCGAGCCTTCAACAGGAATGCAGGTCGTCCAGGGAGAATTTCGCGCCGAGAGCCATGTCAAGAAATTTGCGCGCGTGTCGTTATATCCGACGATTCCGGCGAACGGCCGTTTCACTCCGGGAGCGACCCGGGCCTCACCAGCGGTTTCGAGGAGGTCGAGCGACGTATCCGCATTATATGGACAAACAACCCAAGTGTACCAGGTTCCACCGAAATTCTCGAGCGCGGTCGCGATCGACGGATCAGCCGATCCGCCGGCAATATCGACTATCGTCACGGTAACGCCAGCGGGCTCCGCGGATGCGTCGGCCGCCTGGATATCCTGGCGAATAGTGATTCCGTTCGCGGAAAGCCCTACCCATCGCGGTGTTACGGTAACGACACCGGCGAGCGCCGTCGCGGTGATCGGGAGGTCGAGGTCGGCGTTTATCGCGTTCCGTATCGCGGTGGCGATATTTTCCGCAGTTTGTTCGTTCGTAACTGCGACAGGAACGACTTTTCCGGCGACGTAAAGCGCGATCGTTCCCGAGCTCGTCGCAGGTCCGGCGATAGTGATCGTTCCGGTTGCCGCTCCGGTTCCTGATCCGAGCGGTATCATATCGACCGCAACCGAACCCGAGCCAATCGCCGAGAACAGTTTCCTCGCCAAAAGATGCAGCATTGAACCGCGCCCGGCATACTGCGCGACCTCGTCGGCGGATGTTACGGCGAGCGCGACGTTCTCCGTAAGCGTTTTGTCACTGTTGTGCTGTCCGAGGAGCGCGATCCGTTGCGGGATCGGACCGGGAGTCCCGTTCCGTTTATACTCCTGTTCAATAAAAACCCCCGACGCGATCGCGCCGGCAGGTACGGCAGAAAATGCAATATTGTCCATTTAGTCCCCTCCGTAATTGTATAAAGCTGCCCAGCGTCCCGCGTTGACGGAGAAGCTGTCCAAGGCCGTTCCGGTTATGTCCTCCGGCTTCCATTCGAATTCTACCTCGAGCGACCAGCGACCAGCGACGACGGCGATCTCCGGGAGTTTTATTTCACTCTGGAAAAGAGCCCACGACGGCCATCCCTTGCGCGATACGGTCCCGGCTGTGAGCCCGCAGTCGGCGAACTTGAGCCGAAATAGTCCATGCTTTACTTGTTCCTTTAGATAGTAAAGCCTTGCCATCGCTGCATCGTCCTCGTCGTCGGTCGAATCGTCCATTCCTCGCGCGTAGCAATCAACATTGATCCGCGCGATTACGCTCGCGTTTGTTTTCGCGCTCGCCCCTGTTCGCTGTGGTTCGATACTCGCAAGCCATACATTGACTAGTGGAATTTTCTTTTTCGACGGCGGCCGAATTCGATCGCGCTCGACGGAGAATCCCACGGTCTCGCCTTCGGATGCCCCTGCGACCTGTTCGGCGGCGAACTCGGCGAGCTCCGCGACCATATTGTCGAGTAGTATATCGTCGGTGCTTCGCGGGATCGTTGCCATTAGTTCGCCCTCTTAAATAAAATAGTCGCGCGCCCTGCGGTCCGGTCGAGCATGACATAGGTCGCCTTTCCCTTGAACGTCCCGCCGTTGACGTCGGTCGTTTCGACCGTCCAGTCCTCGTCGGGTAAGTTTGCAAGAGAAAACCTTGAAAGCCGAACCGTCACGGCCGATTTATCTCCCGGGATAAGCAAGCCCGTTCCCGGATCAATGTCGACCCCGACTCGAGAATACTGGCCTTTTACCTCGTAAACGTGCGCAGGTGTTTCCGTGTCGGTTAATTTAATCGATACGGCGAACCCGTTTATATCGTCCTCGAGAATGATCGCGTTATCCGCTTCGGCCAGTATTCGCAGGTTCATTTTTTCGGCTCCTGCTTTTTTTCGTCGCCGAGAATCGCCTTCGACTTTTCGAGCTGTTCGCGAACGTCTTTTTTAACGTCGGGCAGCTTGTCGCCGGCGCGATATCGGCGGCCGTTTATACTGACCTCGCGTCCAGGAGCTACGATCTCGGCCATTTACTTGTCGCCCTTCTTGTCGTCGGACTTCTTGTCGTCGCCCTTCGGAGCAGAGTCGCCGAGAATCTTCGCGGCGCACTTTTTCTCGAGAATCGCGGCGACCGTGTCGTTCGCGACGCCGACAAATCCGTTCGTATACTTGATTTTCTTACTCATGGTCGTTTCTCCTTTTGAAAAACGGCGGGACCGTTATCGACCCCGCCGTCGGTTTAGCTGTTGACGGTCTTGACTGCGAGCTGCGGGAGCCCATAGCCAGCGTTTCCGCGGTAGTCAGCCGAGGCCAGCCACTGTTTTGTCACTCCGTTTCCGGGCTGAAAGAACCGAGGCTTTCCGGCCTGTCTCATGGAGAAAACGAACGGTTTCACGACTTCGCCAGCCCCAAGGAGATACCAGTCGTTTGCGTCGGTCGCGTCGAGACGAGCGTCTCCGAAGACCGTGAATTTTCCGGCGTAGGGATTGAACGTCCCCTGTGCGGAGGAGGTCGGATCGGAGTCGGAATTCACCAAGCGGTTAAACTTATTTTCGAGCGCCTTCGGACAAACGATCATGTTTCCCTTGACGTTCATAACTTCGCCCTGGTCGTCGACGAACTTCGCCATCGCGACGAGCGCGGCGTTCAGGTCGGCCTCGATCTGCGCGAGAGTCGTTCCGGTTCCGCCGAGCAGGTTATCATTTACGCGAACGCCCGAGGCGTCCGAGAAAAACGCAACGCCATCATATGCGAGGCCGGTGGTTCCGCCTGTTAGCAGCTCGATCATGAGTTTTTCCGGATGCGCCATCACGCGATTAACCAAAAACTCCGGGATCATCGCGATCGTTCCGGTCTGGTCGTCGTCGAGGTCGTTCTGGTTTACAGGAACGGCCGCGGCCCAGTCTTTGTTTTTGATGGTATAGTCGTAATCGTTGAGCTCCTTCGCGGACAGCTCCCCGAGCCACTCCTTTACCTGCGGCATAGCGCCGAGCCAGCCCATTTTTTCATATGCGCCATTCGACTGGATGACAGTCGCGGCTCCCATAAGGCCGGGATTGATCTCGCGCGCAGCCTGGAAAGCTGCCATTTGACGCGCGAACTCGACCCGGAGGCCGCGTTCGATTACTACGGGATTAAGTGCCATTTTCTATGGTCTCCTTTTACGCGATGCGATCATAGGTCCGGAGGTCAAAGAGCAGGTATCCGGCCTTGAAATCGAGAGCGACCAGGCCGACGGTTTTCGATCCGGCGGTCTGCGTTAGGGTCTGATCGTCGGCGATGTAAAAAATCTCGCCCACATTCGACTGCGCGGCGCCCGTGAACGGGAGCCAAACTTTTCCACGCTTGAGGACTGCGCGGGCTGCGGTAGTTCCGACGGCGAGAGCGTCGTCGCGTTCCCCGCCTTCGAATACGCCGGAAACAATTCCCGCAGGAATTAAGGCGGCGGCGTCGGTCGGTTCGGCGGCGAATCCGTTCGCGTCATAACAAAGGAGCATTCCCTTGTAATAAGTGTCGGACGCGGCAACCTTCGGCGAAATTTCGTCCTGGTTCCCGACGAACTCGAGAACGCGCGGAGCGGTTAATGCTGCCATTAGACGGCCTCCTTCTTGAATTTCTGATAATCAGCGGGAGCGGTCCCGTAGATAGCCATGGCCTCGCGATCGAGCTCGTCGAGCCCGGTCGCCCCCGATGCGGTTTGCGCATTTGCGGACGGAACCGCGGGAGGATTGTCGCCCCCTGCGGGCTCCGCGGACTTTCCCTTCGCGGCGGCGGCGGCGAGCTGCGATGCTACGTCCTCGTAGGTTTTCCCGTTTGCGACCGTCTCCTCGACGATCTTGTCAGCCTCGGCGCTGATCCCCTTCCAGGCGGTAAGGCCCGCGACGCGCCGGCGTTCAACCTGAACGCCTTCGTTCCGCAGAGCTTCGGCCACTTCCGGCGCTTCGGCTTTTACGTTTTCGGTAGTCATTTTTTTGACCCCCTCTTTTTCTTTTGGCCCTGCGGCCTGCGCGCCGGCAACGCCGGCGTTTTTCTCGTTATGCTGCGCAACGGAACGCGGAGCGAACTCTGCGACCATTGCGGCGGCGTTATCGATATCTTTTTCTGTTGACAACCTTTTTATAAGGTCGTCGGCTAGAGCAACGGCGGCCCGAGTCTTGATGACTGCGGTCGCCTTGTCATCTCCCGATTTTTCTCCGTCGACAGAGTCAGCGAATCCCGCCTCCTTTATCTCGTCGCCGTAAAAATATGAACCGTCGGCGCCCTTGTCTCCGTCCATGAGCGCGCGAATTTCCTCGGCCGTTTTACCCGTTTTGGCGACATATGCGGAGGCGAGAATCTTCGTCAGACCTTCGCCAACGTCGGCCGATTTTCGTAAAGCGTTATGATCGCCGACCGCAATCATTTGTACGTTATGAATCATATAAACCGCGTTTTTCTCGGCGACGACCTCGTCGCAGGCAAGCGGGATATATGACCCCATCGATGCGGCAAGCCCGACGAGTCTCGCGGTTTTTTTACCCGATGCGTTTTTTATCGCGTTAAAAATTGCGATCCCTTCCGTCACTGATCCGCCAGGTGAATTGAGCTCGATCGTCAAGTCGTCGCCAGCGGCGTCCCTGATCTGCGCGCGGATATCTGCGGCGAATACGTCCCAACCGATAACGCCATCGATGCTGATCGTTTTCACTTTCCTTCCTCCGCGTTTTTCTGTCCGCGAGACGCGATCAGATTTTTCACGGTGTCGATGATTGTCTGGTATCCGACTTGAGAAAGCGATAGCGCGAGAATCCCGACCATGACCCATGACGGTAAGAGCGACGCGGTCGCCGCAAACGCGACGCATAAAACCGGCTGTAAAATGCGCCATACATTCGCCGGAGCTTCCTTAAAAAATCCTTTTATATACTCGAGTACTCCAATCGCGGCGAACGCTGCGGAGAGGACGACCTGCCAGTCGATGTTCATTCCGATACCTCCGTTTCATAAAAATCAAAGAGTAAAACCGTGTCGGTTAATGCGTCCGGTTTTTGTGTAAAAATATAGTTCGTATTCGGCCTTAAAATATACTCGGCCGATCCATGCGATGCGCCCGACTACGCCCCGCCGGGATTGCTCCCGAATCCTGACTGGTTCGGACGGATTGACAATCCGCCAGAAAACGCCGGCCCTGTAAAAAATAACGCCCCGGTGTCATTATCGCCAAAATTGCGATTATAGTTCCGCCTGTCGAGCGCGGTTCCGTTGTCCGTAACGGTCGCGCCTTCATAAATTTCCGCCTCCGTTGCGAGCCCGGACGATAGTACTATTGCCAAGTGTAAGAACTTCGGACCGGTTTTTATGAGCTCCGATCGTGTCGTGGCGCTTCCTCGAGCCCTATAAAGTGCATAATATTGTTTACCCGCATTGATGCGGTGATTTTCTTCGGGAGTCGAGACTGCGGACTCCGAGACCTTGTCGACTAGCGCCTCGACGTTCTCGTTTTTTTCGGTCCTAAAATCTGTCATAATGCCTCCGATTATCCTTCGATTCCTTCATGTTCAAAACATGAACGACCGTCCCCGCGAATTCGATGCTCCGTTACGAGCGTTCCGAGTTTAGCGGCGATCTCGTCAAGTTTTTTTAATACGACGTCAAATTTCGCGTCGGTCGCGTCAGCCCGTTTTTCCAAATCTGCGACGCGCTGTTTCAGCGCCCCGCGCTCCTCGGCGTCCTTGAGTCGTGCGATAAAAAACGCCGCGACCGATACGACCACCCCAACAACCGCGACCAGAATTCCGACTTCGATCGTCATTTATTTTCCTCGTTTTTTGTTTTTTCCGGGTCCGCGGTCTCTGGCGCAGTTTGCCCGTTTTGTAATTTCATAATTTTTTCCTGCGCGTCGGCGAGGGAATCGTTCTCGATTTTTAGGCGTTTTACATTATCCGAGAAGTCGGTCGCGTTATATTCCATCGCGTTACGCTCGCGCGTTTTCGCGCCCTGCGCGATACGTTCAGCGTCGGCCCGAGCCTCGTCGAGCGGATTGATCGACGGCATTTTATCGCCGACGAGGTTATAGTTCAACCATGCTGCACGAATTAACGGAGTGGTATCGAAATTAGTCGCAGCGATGCGACCGGCAGTGACTTCCTCCGCAAACCATGTTTCGAATATCTGGCCGGTAAATTGCGACGCATTGGCCTCGCGCCAGCGGTTTACGGTATTCCAATAAAGAAGCAACGTCGCGCGGCTCGCGCTGTAGTTCTGCCCGAATTTTTTCTCGAGTACTTCGATCGGGCAGCCTTTCGACGCTGCGACCGGCGTTAGAATCTGGCGAACAAATTCTGGGAAATTTATGTTCGGCCGTTTAGAATCGAACGAATTTACTTTTTCACCACGCTTGAGCGTTTGAATTATAACGCCCGGCCGGTCGAACGTCACGGCTCCGGTTTTGTCGTCATATGCCGGCGCTCCTGCTTCTGTCGTTCCGCGTTTTTTTATTCCGGTGAGCGCATTTGACGAGTCGTGTTCCTGTCCTGGCTCGATCCAAACGGCGAGTGTCGCGTTCAGAACCATTGCCTCGAGTTCGGCGACGGTTCCGTCGGTAATTTTTTGGAGTTCATGAACGACAGACCCGAGGAGAGGAGTCCCGCGAACGGCGCCGAGCGTGTCGGCGATTATTGGATGGAGAACGAACCGACGGCCAGAAGGTCCGGAGACCGGGACGCGCGTCGTCCGTGTCGGGACGATATTCCCGCGATCGTCGATATCGGCGATATGGAACGCGATCTCTTTTCCGACGTCGTCGACTTCGATCCCATTAATAACTCGATTCCCGCGCGCCTTGACCGCGGCGAGTACGGAGGCGTCGGCCGGATCGACGACCTGCTCCGGGAGAATAAACTGCACGGATAGCGGCGACATTCTTTTCGCGTCGCCGGAGTAGCGAAGGATCGCGACGATCTCGCCATCACGAAAACGATTTAGCTGTTCGAACCCCTGGAATTCGTATCCCGTGAGACGGCCTGTCGCGTCGAGTTCATGCGATCGCATATATAAATCAAATCGTGTTTCAATATCGCGCGCGAATTTGTGCTGCGCTTTTTCGTCGAGACCATGGTCGCCAATAAGCGACCAGAGCGGAGAGCATTCGACGGAAAGCCCTGTCCCGACGACAGAATCGACGAGACTATTCAAAATCCCTGCGGCCTGCGACGTCTCCCAATATGTGACACGACTCCGATCTCGTAAAGCGTTATGATCGAAATCGAACGCGGACGGATAAAGCATCCCTCCGCGGAATTTCGATCCGTCCATCATGTAGCCGGACTTCGTTCCGGAACGATAGTCCCAACGCGCAACGGCGGAAACGCGGCCAGCTATGGCGTCGGCGGCAAGTTTTACTCGGTCAAATATGCCAGCCATTAGCGACGACGTAACTCGCCAGCGACGAGCCCTCCGCAACCGTTTTCCGAGGCCGTCGACTGATCGAGCTCGATCTCGAGGTCGTGAATATAATTTTTTATTTCGGATAGATTAGCCCGGCTTACGGTTTGTTTACCCTGGCCGGTGTCAAGGGAGTATGATTGCGCGGACAAAGCGGACCGGAGCGCCGTTCGCGCTTCGGTTAAATCGGCCTGTATTTCCGAGCTTGTCCGCATACCAGCCCCCGTATATAAATAAAAATAGTTTATCGTTGACCGTATTATATCATGGCGATGACAAGCGGTCAATAGCTTTTATTCGGCTGTTGACGCGAGAACCATCGTCCAAAATTGATCCCATGCGATCGGCTCATCGGGACTTACTTCCTCGCCGATCCTCGCGGCGAGAACGTAAAGCGCAGCCATCGCATAAACGCGACAGTCGAGCGACTCGTTTCGATCGCGGATCGTTTTCCAAATATAGCGAACGGCCCCGGAGCGCGTTTTCTCCCTGATCCGCTTTTCCGCGGTGAGCTGTAAAAAATATCGCTCCGGATAATCGGCTGGGAAATGACAGAACCCCGGCGGGAAATTCTGTCCTTCGGACGGAAACGGCTTTTGCAGGTATCCGTATAGCTCGCCCTTGAGCTGTCCGGTTTGTATGTCTACGCGCTGCGTCGCATATCCTGGACAGTCGCGGAGCGCGAATAGTCTCCGACCATATGACTGCGAGGATTCTCCCATACATGGCATGACGCCGGATTCGTACTGTTCGCAAAATTGATATACGACCGACGTCCGGAATCCTGCATCGATGAGCGCGAGCGTTATCGATAGCCCCGCGTGTTCGTTCGATATCAGGTCGTCAAGGCCGCGCCATGCCTTGCCTTGTAGGTCCGATGTATCGCCCTCGAGAACATAATACCCGATACTGTGCGATTCCTTTCCAACCGACCATGCAACGATCTCCGCTTCGATGCGATCCTCCTGGACGTCGGCGCCAAGTGTAACGAGGAGCGGAGCTGATCCGATCGGCGTTTCCCCCGAGGAATATGGCTCGAGGTCGCGCCGGATCATTATACGCGCATGATCCGGCGCGTCCCCGCGTTCCTGCCATGGTTCCCCGAGAACCGTATTAACGAACGTGCGCAGTTTCGCGGGCTCGTCCTTCGACACGAGCCATTCCTCTGCGATCGATTCCCATGATCGCGCCCCCGGAGACGAGTACAGGCTCGACAGGTGATACGACCGAAAATTTCGGCGCGATGACTCGGCCGTAGGACGCCATTCTCCGCGCGGTAAAAAAAACGCCTTGTCGGAATTCGTCCACTCCGCCCCGCAGTCTGAATTTGCGCATTTATACCTAACCGAGTTATACACAAGCCGGCCCCGATCGTCGGTAAGATATTTCATGTTTGACCATTCGAGAACTTGCATCGTCCCGCATTTTTTGCACGGGACAAAGTATTTCCGCTGATCCCCTCCGAGGTATGCGGCGTTTATCCTTGACGTCTCCATTTCGAGCGGCGTCGAAATATGCAAAATTTTCCGTGACGTTTCGAACGTGTCTGTCCTGCGGATCGCGAGCGCAATCGGATCGCCTTCATTCCCTAACTCGAGCGGATAGGCGTCCTCCTCGTCGAGCATTAAATACTGGATAGCATTCGATCGTAATTTAGACCCGGAGCGCGGACCATAGGCAAGCAGGAATCCTCCCGGGAATTCCTTCGCGTTTTTCGTGTCGCCTGTATTATGTCCATGATGTTTTTTTACCTGCGAGAATATCTTCGGACGGAGACCGGCCGATTCGATCATAGGATCGACGCGCTTTTCCATCCATACGTCGGCCATATCCTTGTCGCCAGTTAATGCCATCATAGGCCCGGGACAAACGTCGATAGCGTATCCGATGAAATTTTCCTCGACGGCGACTGTTCCTCCAAGCTGTGCGCCCTTCATAAGCGCGACCTCTCGGACCGGCGACGACTCGGATAGACAGTCGGCTATCTCGCGCATATACGGAGTTTCTGAAAAACGGAACGGCCCCGGCCTGCTCGTTAATCCCTTCGGTAAAATGCGCCGCCTTTCGGCCCATTCGGAAACGAGCATTGTCGTTATCCGCTCCGGGATCGCGCTCCGGAATATATTCGCGACCCTGCTCGTCATTTCCGCGATATCTGCCTCGGTGAATAATTCAGACAAGAGAAGCCCCCAGCGCGACGGATATCGCCTCGAGGCTGTCGTCTATTTCACGCTCGAGCGCAAGCTGTACTTCTTTATCATCGGACACTGATCGAGCCATGGCCATAATCCGCGGAGTAACTCGCCGCGGTAAGTCTTGCAGTCTCGTTTTTATTTCGTTGTTTATTTTCGACGCCATGCGCTCGACTATCTCGACCTTGACGACGTTTCCTTTATCCTGTTCGAATTTCAATTCGTGCCGTTTAGCCTGCGCATTTTTCAAGCGGACGTCGGCCGCGAGCTTGTCGAGCTGATCGAGCGGTTCGTCGATCTTTTCTCCGTCATCGTCGAGGTCTGTGTCCGGTATCGACATTTCGACGCCGTCCAGGTGCTCGAGCTTCGTCGTCGCCTTTTTTGCAGGTTTCGGAGTCGCTGTCTTTTTTAACGGTTTCGTTTTGCACGGCTTGTCCTTCGTCGCCATTCGCTGCTCCGGCGCTTTTTTATCATTTGGTGTTTTTTTGCCCTCGAGCTTATTTTTTCGCTTTTGCAGGTATGCGGAGTTTATCGGATCGGTCGTGTCAATAAACCCGGCGGAGTTCGTGACGAGCTTTCCCCGTTGTACTGACAAAGTTACGCAAGGCTTTCCGACTCCGGCCAGGTCAGCGAAGGTCGTGAGGTTTACAATCATTTATATATTTTATCCCTTATTTGTAAAATTGTAAACTGACCCCGAAAATGGAGAAAGTAGGTATTCTCGGCGCCTTGCAGTACCCGTGAGCGATTTTATCGGCTAGACAGTACCTTAATTTCATACAGTGTATAGATTTACGTCGCTTTGTGTGCTGGTCTGTTGCGCCTTGTTGCGCCTTGTTGCGCTACTGTTGCACCCTAATTCCTTACAGGATAACGATGTAACGCTGTTGCGCTTGTTGCGCTTACTTTCACCATATACATAGTTTGATTATTATATTGCAATCAATTTTTTTTACTCCGCGTGAGGACTGAATTCTGCGCAACAAGCGCAACAGCGCAACAGGCCTACTTTTTTATATATATTATTTAAAAGAAATATATATATAATAAGGAATTAGCTATTCGTGTTCGTGTGTCGTGTTCTGTTGCGCTGTTGTTGCGCATATTTTTCCAGCGCAACAGAATAGCTATCAGTGATATTCTTTTTATACAATAATCAAGTTTCATAAAAACTACCACTTGATTGTTGTATAACATAAATCAAGTTTGTCGGTTTTGCAAAACTTGATTGTTGTATAAACTAATTGATTATGTTACATGGTTGGTGTATGTTTATTTCAAGAATAATCCGGGAATGTTGGGATCAGCTCCCGACAAAATAGGTATGAAACATGGAAAAAAAACGATTATCCGATCATGGCGGAGTGCGTAAGGGAGCAGGCCGACCAACGGTTTATGGAAAAAAGTACGTTATTCCGATTCGTGTTCCGGATACATGGAAAGATATTATTCCGTGTAATCGGTGCGAGTATATCCGCGAGGCGGTCCGAGAAAAACTCGCGCGCGACGGACTTATTGAGAAAGTAGAACAGTTTTTTTAATAGAAAGGACGTCGCATAAACGACGGCCTTCTGCATTGAGTCAGGTGGAATCAGTTGTTAGATGCCATTTTCTTGTCCCCAATGATAGGCGGTTTTCCAACATTCCCACCATTGCGACCAATCGTCAAACAGTTCTCCAACGCCGTTTTCATCTAACCAATTTTCAAACATATCGAAATCGTATTCATTGGCATCAATAGGCTTCTTTCGCATATTACTTCCTCCGGTTTAGTTCGTGTCGGTATAACTTGTTATACCGCTAAAGAATCCATCCAACATTGAGTTGACCTGCAACTTTACTAAGTTGTCAGGTCGAACTCGTTGTTATACGTCTTCCATTTTCGGAGCGACGTATTCTTGCCGATAATCATCGCTCATTGCATTAAAAACAAGAGTCTTCCCGATTATCTTGTTTTTATAGTTGTTTAATGCTTCTTGCGGAGTTTTTCCGTTTCCATATTCGCCGCAAAGGCATGCACCTTGTTTTGTTTCGCAGTAATCAAACGATGCAGAGAATCGTCCGTCTTGATTTGCGTACCGAGTAATAACAATGCTTTTATCGATAATGTCCGCAAACTCGAATATATTCATCTTTTCTCCTTTGCGGCTTGTAGGCATAACTTGTTATGCCTTTTGCCGTCCGTATAACATTTGCTTAACCTGCGAGGCGTAATGGCGCGATTCTTGCCGAGGAGCGTAGCGACGACTAGCAAGAATCGTGACATAGCCGAGTCAGGTTGAAGCAGTTGTTAGGCCATTTTTCTTTCTTTCAGCTTTTTGATATACATTTCACCTGTTTCGTTGATAACTTGTTCTCGCAAATCTATTTTACTAAGTTCATCGCGTATCTCAATAACCAAAGCATATTTCTGTTTATAGATTGCTTGATCAACATTACGTGAGTATAAACGTAATTTTACTGCCCATTCTCCGGGCTCAATATTGCGTTTCATTGAGCAACTATACCTAATCACTGTGCTATATGGTGCTGATAGATTTATTTCTTCAGGATTTTTTTTTGTAAGACAATTATCTTTAAGCCGTTGTAAGTTACTTGATATTCTTGAACATGAATACTCTTCATCATTATTTTTATTTACTTCTGGATTAAACGTTATTGTTATTTTTATACGTAGTGACTGTTTTCCATCTGCAAGTATTTTAGGAATATAAAATGGCACAAGATCATAATTACTAGTATCCAGCTCTCCTTCAGTTAGAAACACACAAGAAAAGTTATCGCTTTGCAAACATTTTTGCAAATCTGGTTCACCATAGCCACAACCTAGATGAGATTCAATATTCAGTTTTTGTGGAAAAATGCGTTCCTCTGCACCATGGATAAGCAATGCCCGTATCATGTTTGATCCATACATTGGATAGTAGTCAAATAATTGAGCAGCAATATTTGAGACGATTGGGGCCGAAAAGCTCGTACCAATATCATTTTCAATTAATCCATTAGCTACAGAAAATCCACACGTTGAGATATCAGCATCAGGTTTATATCCATTTACTAGATTCCCGCCATGCGCAACAAGATCTGGTTTAATACTACCGAATAGTCCAGGTCCGATTTTTGAGAAAGGAGATATTTCATTATACTTTGACATTGAAATTGCTGATTCTTTTTTTGCAATTGAGCCAACAGATAAACAAGTTAATGATTCAGAAGGTGATGATATGCTTGCATATGGATTTTTGAAATGATCTTCAGGGAAGAGGCCTAATAAAGAATTATTATTTCCAGATGCAATAACAAATAAAACGTCATATTTTTTACTTAACAGGTCCAAACGCTTTGCGGTCTCTGAAAACTTTTGATAAATCAGTGGGGCGCCAAATCCTAATGATAAATTGTAAATCTTAACTGTTTTATAGTTTTTGCTCACAAAAGCATCAATTGCATTTATTAAATCTGATTCTCTTGGACTTAATTTATTACCTGAACTATCTATACCGAAAACGGGAATATCATCAAGCCAACAGCAAGGTTCGACTTCAGAACCTAATGAATCAAGGTCTAGATCTCCGAATACGCATCTACTTGCAACATACGTTCCATGTATTGCTGGAACAGTAACTGCATTTGCAACCTGTGGAGACAATCGCTCTGTAACTAGAGGTGCTAAATCCTCACGCGGAGAAATACCATCATCAATGACAGCAATGATTTGATTTGTTAATGGCCTCGAAACCAAAACAGTTTTATGAGAATTAGTCCGGATTGATGCTTTCTCAATAAATACAATATCATCATTCACAATTGATTTTACAGATATATAGTCTTTTACAATACCTTTTAATTCATTAATCGATGCTGAACAAGAAACAATAACATCATCATCTGATAATTGGATAACCTTAACAGACCTATTATTTTTTTTAAGTTCAGTAATCAAGTGTTCACTTATATTTATTACTTCTTTTTTAGTAAGTATACTAAAAAAAGTAATATTCACATCTATTAATTTATCACTTTCATCTGTAGTAATATTAAGTGAATCACTTGCTAATCGAGGAATAAAGCCATTGATTGCCTGTAAGTTTGTTTTTCCGACCCCACCTTTTTCTGCATATAGACTAATTTTCTTTTCTACTTCAGGCCATTTGTTTTTAGGAATGGAGACGGTCACGATATTTGGATATTTCCGACTATAATCCAGTATTGTGAATCCAAGGTCATTGAGATGTCCCTTTTCTTTTTTTGCATCCCATTCTTTAGGAGTAACAATTGAAACTGTTAAGGTGTCAATATATTCAAAATCTTTACTTTGCTGTAATCGAGAAGTAATAGCAGAAAAATTTCTTTTCAGCTTCTGACTATGTTCAGGAATATTTTGTCTATTAAAAACTTCACCAAAACCAGATTTCTCATATTCCTGTTTTTTTATACTTTCAATTGGAATTATTAAATGGCTTCTATCATCGATATTCATTTTTTCTCCTTATTGGCGCCGAAGGCGTCGGCCTAACATAAATTAGACTGAACAGCATAAATCCATTATGCAATGTTCAGTATAAACCCCTATTATCCTATTTCGACCCGGTACGGCTGTATATTTACGAGCTCGAGCTCGTAAAGTCTACGGCATTGCCCGCCAAATCCTTTATATCGTCCCGGCCATGGATCGCCCGGCCATGGATCATGGTACAATAGTTCCCGGCGATCAATGTCGACACCGACAATCGCGATATAATGTCCCGGATTCTTTATCGTCGCGAGGACTCCGAGCCCTCGTTCTATCTCCTCGCGGACCAGGTCGAACGAAAATCCCCAGGCGAACGTCGAGCGGACCCCGAAAACGGCCGCCAGCGCAGGCGGATACCATTGCGGCACCTCGTTCCCCATAATCGACGCCGGATCGATCCCGTCGCGAGCGCGCCGCATGGCGTCATAATTTCGCGGATCATTAAACCATGCGGCGAGTACGTCCTCCGGCTGTGGTTTCCACCCGCCAGGAGCGACGATCGGGAGGAGCTTCCCGAGCGCGTCGACGATGATCGTAGCGGCTGTCGGACCGCAGGTTTCGAGTTTCCGGTCTGCCTTGCATTTCGCGAGGATTGTCTCGACGACGTTGTTCGTTTGTGAATAATAGGCGTCAGGATCGAGAGCGCGCGGGAGCGTTATCAGCATGGTTTCGTTTCCTCGATTATGGCTGAAACGGATTCGCGACGCATGAGAACGACGCGCCGACCTGGTTCGCCTTTATCGCCCAACCATTTTACGACGTTCCATTTCCCGTCGGATTGTACCAGCGCGACGACGTCCCATAGTTGCGGAGCATCGCGTCGGCCTATTTTCGGCAAGCTGCAAAATATTCCCGCGATCCCGAAAGAAACAATTCCCAAAATAAACCCAAGAAAAAACATATTCATGATTTTCTCCTCGTTTCGATTATCTTAATTGCTTCGTGAAGTGAGCCCTCGACGGCGATCGTTCTAATGTTTCGGTCTCGCGCTTCGGTTTTTAGTTGCTCGACGACGTCGCGTTCCGTAGGATTCCGCATTGCGATTTCGTCGAGTTCCTTGATTATCTGATCGGTCGTCATTTGTACCCCATTCCCTCGAGGATCGCTAGCAGGTGAGCTCGATCCTCGGACTCCTTGCATTTTTCCCGTATAAATTGAACGGCGATCGCAGCGCGCCCCGGATCGACGGCGAGTTTCCCCTCGAGGATATCGCGGATCGTCCAGAATTGCGCAGCGTGAGACCCGAGCCGGCGTTCGTATGCGAGGTCGGCCCATTCGTTTACTTTTTCGCGCGCGCGTTTCATATTAGTACGGAATATCCTCGTCTATTGCACCAGGAACACCCGCTGATGCGTCCGTTTGTCCCGCATGGTATCCGTTTGCCTGCGGTGATCCTCCGAGCATAAGGCGATCAATGGTTATTTCGACGCGGCTCCGAGCCTGCCCGTCCTGTTCCCAACGGGTTTGGTTTAGCTCTCCGGAAATCATAACCTGTTTTCCTTTTGTAAGGTGTTGATTCATTGCCTCGGCGAATTTTCCCCATAAAATGCAGTCGAAAAACGACGCTGTTTCCTCGTATGCGTCGCCCTTTTTAACGCTGCGATTCACGGCGATCGAGAATTTCGCGACGGCCATTCCTCCGCTGGTATACTTTAGTTCGGCGTCTCGAGTGAGGCGCCCCGTTCCTGTCCAGTTGTTGATATCTTGCATTTTTCCCCTACCTTCGCAAAATTCCGATCCCGTGCGTGATCGGTTTTCTAATTAACGGACCATCGCCTCGCGATACTTTTACGGCGATTTGTGGTTCGTTCCGTTTTTCCGGTTCGTAAAAATAGGTAACGCGGTCGCCGTGTAGTATGTTCCCTGACTTGAGCGCGCGGAGAATCGTGTTTTTGTGTACACCGATCCCATCGGCCGCCGAAACGACGCTGTCATATACTTTCCCATGATGTAATACTTTTCGCGGCGTCACTTTAGCGCCTCGCCGCATTCCGGACAGGTGTTCGGCGTGACGATTTCTGTCGGAGCCCATACGATCCCGCAGGCGTCGCAGGTACGGCGACCCGGAGCGCTCCCCGATTCATGGACGTATCCTGCGGGCTGAATCGGAACGATCGAGCGAATTTCCTCGACTGAGCGCGCGAATGCCTCGACATTTTCGCGATATAGTCGCAGGAATTTCCGTCCGCGCTTGACGATCGGGCCGAACGCGCCCTCGTTCATACGCCGACGAATCGTCATTTCCGAGCAGTCGAGCATCTTCGCCGCGTTTTTTATGGTGACGAGGTCGGTTTCTGTCATATTAAAACAACTCCACCGGCTTCGATTCCTGCACCGGTTCAGTATCGGCGACGACTTCAGCCTCGACGGTATCCGCCTGCGGAACGACAGGAGCGGCCGCCGTGCGTTCTGTTCTGCGGTCCAGGTGATCGGCCATGCGGTCCGAAACGTCTCGAGGAGCCGGTTCGGGAGTGGTCGTAGACTGATCGTCGAAATCGTCGGCGTCCTGACCAAATAGCATCGCGAGTCCCTCGGCTTCGGCGGCAAATTTTCGGAGAAACTTTTTAGCGGCTGTTTTCTCGATCATTGCGTCCTCGTCGGTGTTCCACGGACAGGAGGAGACTTTTTTAGCCTGGAAAGCGCGCCATGCTTTCGAGTGACCGTCGCGAACCCGGAGCGCCTCGGAGCGTGTCATATAGTCTATGATCTTGACTCCGTCGGTTCGCGTCATAATGCAATAAACGCCGATAACTTTCCCGCGTTCTGTTTTCCCGTCGTAAGAGTGCGCGACGGTGTTTCCAGCAAAGTCGACAGCAAAATTTTCACCCTCGTAAACGCGGCGAATTAGCATATCAGACAGAACGGCGCCAGGCCCGTGAATTGCGGTGTGTTTGAATCCCTCTGCGGAAACGATCAATTCGGCTTTCCCGTCGAATCCCGTCATATACGCCTGCGGGAATTGCCCTCCGAGCTGTAGTCCCATTGTAGCGGCTTTCTCAAATCCTTTTATTACGGAAAAAATACCCGCCTCGGATTGTAAAACGTCGCGGAGCTTGTCGTCGTTCGCGATCGATACAATCGCCCGTTTGAGCCATGTCGACCCCGCAGAGCGTACCGACGGCGCTGCAATCGCCATAATTTCTGGCGTCATTTTTTCGACGGCCGTCTCGAGCCCGCGTCGCCCGATGCGCGCGACCTGTTTTTCCTCGTCCGGTTTCTGGTTTATTGCCATATAATCCCCCATAAATAAAAATGCCGCCTTGCGATTTCGCTCCGACCGTTTCCGGTAAGATATCGGAGTTCGCGGTCGTCCGCTGTGTAACGGACCGGCGACGCGACTCCCTTCGTATCGCCGACGGCGGCGAAGGGTAAACCGTCAATCAATACCTATAAGACTTTCGCGTTTATCCCCGCCGGGAGTTATGTCCCGCATACGCGGAACGATCGGGAGCGGCGGGAGTCGAACCCGCCAAGGAGCCGCACAGCTGTTTCCGGCCATAGCTCCGTCGCCTGCTTAGCCTTGCGCCCCCAGGTGTCCGCGTTGACGCCAACGGCGGCGCGGACGAATTCGGAAGTTAATTCGTCCGGTTTCCCGGCTGTTTGTTACTCATTGTATACCATAGTTATATAAAACACAACTATTTTTTACTCCCGCGGTACGTTTTTTTTGACGCTGCGACGAGCGTCGCCGAGAACATGACGAGCGCTGAAACATATTCCCGGTGTTTTTTTCGGTACGCCATTGTCCCGAAAATAGGTATTTTATGATACCACTTTACCCGCGGTATTTTCGGCGCTTCGCTGTGCGCTGTTTCGGTCGCGATCATGTCGATCTGTCGGCGGACGCTTCGGTTTCTTTTTGCTTTTCCCATTTTAGAACCTTACCTGTCGGAATGATGATTTCGTAACGAGTCCGAGTTCGCGGACGGCTGCGGCAAGCTCGAGAATCTGCCCTTCTTCTTCGGTCAGCGGCGGAGGAGATTTTCTCGCCTGCGCCTTTTTTATATCTTTTTCTCGAGCCATTATGACGACCGACTCGCGCGTCGTTTCGCTCGATTTCGCCAGTATATCGCCCGACCCGGAGGAGAGGACGGAGCTCTCGCCCAAGAGGACGCCAATCGCGTTTTTTATGTCGTCGCGTTCCTCGTCGATCGCCTTCGCTCGATCGGCGAGGGACTTGTCGCGCGCGATCATTTCGCGGACGTCGGCCTCCTGATCTCCGGCTATCATAACGGTAGTGTCTGTTTGCTCCGGGAAAAGTCTCTGAACGTCGTCCCATGTTTCCGGCGTCGGTGCGGTATCTGTCGAAACGAGTCTCCAAAATCGTTCCGCGAGCGCTAAGCATTTCGCTTGTACGCGCGTATCGGCCTCGATCGGACCCCAAGAGCTGTATTGATTATCGATTAGCGCCGCGACGTATGCGAATTCGACTCCATAGCATAATAATTGCCACTGGACCTGGAGAAAAACGGCGTCCGGGATTCCTTGAGCGGTCCGATCGTCCTGGTCGTATCCGGTAAAAATCCGTCCTTCGCGACGCTTGCCAGCATATGCGCCGACCGTTTTCGCCTCGATTATAAACGGCGCGTCGGGCAGGTCGACCGGTCCGTCATCGCCGCGGTCGACTAAAATCTGTCCATCGACCAGAACGTCGGCGTGAGCAATGCAGAACGGTTTTTCCGGGCTTCTGGCCTCCGTCATCGCCTTAAACGGCCCCGATGATCTGTCGCGTAGCTTCGCCTTGTATACGTCGGCGGCAATATCTTCGCCGAATTTCTCCTCGACAAACCGAAAAACGACATAGGCCTCGAGGTCGTGACCGACGCGTGTCCGCTCGTTTCCGTTCCATTTTTCGCCGCGTCCGGTTTTTTGCTCCCATAGCTTGAGCGTCGTCGATCCATAATGACGATGGAGTCCTGCGAGTATCGGAATGTCGGACGACCCGACCCCGCTCGCGAGCGCGCCGTCAAAATCGCGTATCCTTGTATATTTATTCATCGTTATAGTCCTCCGGATAATCTGGTTCGTCATTTTCCGCAGCATTGACCGCGGCCTCGTTTTCGATTTCCTCGACGACGTCCTGTCCAAGTAGGTCTGTTATGTCGACTTCCCCGACAAAGACCGCGATATTTTCGAACGTCCCTCCATCAGCCGGCGCTGAATCATACGGATCGGCGGTAATTTTCGCCGGCGTATACGGCGTATAATCCCCCGAGATTTCAAGCTCGACGCCCTTAAATTCAATCGTTACGCATTTTTCCATTTCCTTCGATCCTCCTTTTTATCTCGATCCGGCCTCGGCCGGATGCTTCGCCTTGACATAGTCCCAAGCCCAGCGCGTCCACTGGTCGGAATATCCGACCGCCTTCGCGAGCGCGCCGAGCGTATTCTTTCCATGTTCGCCATCGACCGCGAGCGCGAACGCGCGGCCGAGAAGTATTTTTTGTCGGTTTTTTGGATTTGCCTTGAGCGCCGCGGAGATAAACTGCGCAGTCGATTCGGCGTCAGCCTCCGCGATCCCCGCTTCGACGAGCTCGCCCTCGATTACCTTAATGTCAGCGGCTTTTTTTGCGGCCTCGGCCTTGACAAACGACCACCCGCAGGCGGGACACTCGCGCGGCTTCCCGGGCCAAATTCCATAGCAGCGCGGACAGCTTGTCGTCGTCGGAGCCGGCTGGTTTTTTCCTGCTCGTTTTTTAGCGTCGAGCGTCCATTCTCTATCTGCCAGAACGTGCCCGTGTAATTGATAATTTCCGGCATGGTCCAGAATGATAGCGCGTGGCTTCGGTCCAGCAAGTTGCGCGGCGCGACGCTGTTCTGCTGTTTCGAGCGGCATATCTTCGGCGTAAATAGGCCGGAGAGCGCGGCCGACAATTTGTAAATAAAGCGAAAGCGAAAGCGTTCGGCGCAGCATTATAACCCCGGAGACGGCCGGGATATCGACTCCCTCCCCGATAAGGTCCGCGAACGTGACTACCTGGACTGATCCGTCTCCGAGCCCTCCGAGCGCCGACTCGCGATCCTCCGTTTTCATGTCTCCCCATACGGCCCGCGCGGTATATCCTGCTCCGGAGAATACTCCCGCCATCATTTTAGCGTGTTCAACGGATACGCATGAAACGATTACGGGCTGTCCGTCGAGGTGTTTCCGATAGTGCGCGATGACGTCTCCGACGATTTTCCGTCCTGACATAACGGTTTGCTGTTCCTTCGAATCAAAGTCTCCGCGCGTTACATGAAATTGTGCTGTTACTTCCTCCGGCGGCCTGTAAAGAACCGGAACGGCGAGCCATCCATCGCGGACTAGTTCGGAGACTGACGGCCCGAGTATAATCGAATCGTAATCTTTCCCGAGTCCTTCGCCGTCGAGTCTCGACGGCGTCGCCGTAAATCCAGGAGCCGGGACCGACGACCAGTATTCGCGAATTCGTCGGTATGTCGGCGACGGCGTATGATGACATTCGTCGGTGATAATTATATCAGGACGAGCGACGCGGTCGAGCCTGCGGACGAGCGTCCCGACCATGCAGACTTGTATTAAATCGCTTGTCATCGGCTTTCCCGCGCGAATTTGCCCGCAGGTAACGCCGATTTTTTGCATGGCGCGGAGCGTTTGTTCAAGTATTTCCTGTCGGTGTACCAGGATCAGGACGCGGAGTCGTCGCGCCTTGCAATATTCTGCTATTGCGCAGAACATGGCAGTTTTTCCCGAACCGGTAGGTGATACGACGACCGGCCGTTTTTTTGTTGGTTCCGGCCGTTTACCCTCGAGCCAGTAAAGTATGTCGACGATCGCGGGATCGTTCAGGATCGCGCGTTGGTAGTTTCGCAGAACTATCATCGCGCCGCCTCGATTCCAGAACATAAACTAAAATATGTCATTAGTACGCCTCATTATATGTATATCATAGTATATCATAGTTACATAAAACACAAGTCCAGAACGTGTTTTTTACTCCGTTTTTATTTCCTCGTATACGACGGAACCGTCGGACTGCTCGCGAGCGATCGCCGCGAATCCGCCATTTTTTACTACCTGGCCGATAAAATTGTCCTGTTCGCTCGTCGTGCGTTTATACCCTTGCGTTTTACACTCGACGGCTGCGAATTGCGCGATCGTTTTCCCTATCATGGCGTTAGTGATTTCGACCGGACGCCATCCGACGAGGTCGCTCGATCCCTTGCAGAGCCCGACAGCGACGCGCCGCGGATTAACGAGCTCGACCAGGTGAACCGGCTTTCCTGCTTTGTCTGTGATCGTCCGTTCCTCCGTTATCTGCCCGCCCATAAACGCGAGACCGACGGAATTCCGAAATAATCGCCAGCCCTTGCGCGTCGCCTCGATTAGTACCTGCGCGATAATAGCGGCCTCGTTATTTCGTCCCATTATAACCCCCCGAGGTCGAGCTGCGCGTAATTTCCTGCGCGTAATTCCTGCGGAGCGAATAGCGTCGCCTGCGCCGCGTGTTCCTGGTATCGCTTGAGCGCAGCGGCATAATATTCGGGATCTTTTTCCATCCAAACGAGGTCGAATCCGAGGTCGTGACAATCGCTACGGCAAACGATTTGTCCGGCAACGTCGCCATGTAGTCCATACAATCGCAGTTTTTCATTAAAATCATTTTATCCCCCATTAGAACGGAATCGTGTCGTCCGCGAGCGCAGGCTGTGCGATGACGGTCTCGCCGATATATTGTTTTTTGAACCCTGTCCAATCGATCAGACAGGCCCGCAGGCAACCGCAGGCGAAACGGACGGTATGCGAATCCTTGACGCATAGTTTATTTCGCCGGAGCTGTGCGCCGTATCCCGATTCGTAAGCTGTCCCCGTTAGAATTTTCCGAACGTGTTGATTATCGGCCGCGATCGCGACGACGCGCTTTCCTTCGTAGTCCATAAGCCGGATACCATTGCGCGAGAGCAGGTTCGCCTCGGCGCCCTCCTCGCCGTTCAAGATTACCCCGTTCATCCACTCCGCTACGGTTCGCGTTTTCCCGTCGTCGTTTCTTACTTGCGCGGCGATTAAATGACGGACGACCGCGTCCTCGTCCTCGACGGATTCTCCGGAGGACGCGACCAGGCGATCGAGCCATCCCGAGAGCCATTCGCGTCCGGCGTCCGAGTCGCGTATCGTTGACGACGACTGCGCGGCCCATGCTGCGGCGAATAGCGGCGCAACCTGGTCGACTCTGCGCTGTTCTCCAAATATACCGAGATATGCCGATCGTATAAACTCGACGTCGGAAAGTATCCGCGGCAAGGCCCGATACATTCGGCGAGTGTACCGACTAGGGTCCTGCATACATTCGGCGTAAAGCTCCGCGCAGCGTCGGAATTTAGCGGCCTGGTCGGTCTCTGCGCGTAGTTCCATTCGTATAATACGTGACGCGACGGCGGCGTCCTCGTCTGGAACTTGTACGGACGCGAACGCGAAACACGATCGAATAACGAACGTAACGGCTCCGCCATCGACTCCGCCTCCGATCGTTATAACGCCGGAACCGTCGCTCGAGGCGTTTCTTGCGAGCTCGAGCAGGCTCCCGATTTTTTCGCGCGCCTTCGCGGATTTCGGCTCCATTTCGTCAAGGATTACCGGCCGCGCGTCCATGTTCAACGAACGGCGAATTCCGGCCTCCGTGTCTTTTCCTGATCCGCGATGAGCAAACGGCCCGCAGAGCGGCGCGATCAGGTTTTCGAGCATATACGATTTACCAGACCCCTTTCGTCCAGTTAGCCAAATATGCGGCCTCCATTTTAGCATACCACCGAACGGAGCTATCAGCGCCCAGCCCATAGCCAGCGTAGCCATCGCGGGATCGGTCCAAGATTGCGCCTTGAATAGCTCCTCGAGCTGTGCTCCGTCCTCGTCTGTCGCCTCCGGTCCTGCCATTGCCCCAAACTTTACCGATGATTTTATATACACAAATTCCGACCGGTGTTCGTCATATGCGCGAACCGTGCCGTCAGGCATAATTAAGCGCTGCCCGTCATTAAGAACTATTCCGTCTTTATCACGCCACACTCCGGCGCCCCTTACTTTTGTATGATCGAACGATCCAGCGTCCGCCGATAGGTTAATCAAAAAATCATAAATATCGACAGCGCGGATTCCGTCAGTTTTCGAGGAGAAGTCGATCGCCCAGTATGAAAGCGGAGCGATCTCGAGCGCCTTAATCGCGTTGAACGATCCGCGACCTACTGCGAAAATGACGCGGGAATCGCGTCTCATAAAATAATGGCTTGCGGTATCATGCCCGAGAACTACGAACGGGAGCGCGTCGTCCGATCGTCCTGTTTCCCCGGCAACCTGCGGCAGCGTGTCGGCAATAAATGCAACGGGATCGACTCCGTCGGAAACGGCGTCGGCAATATCCCAGCCGTTTTTTTGCGCGGCTTTACTCTGAACGTCGAGAATTCGCGCCCCTGGTAATCGTTTTGCGATCGTAAGCGCGGCCTTCATGCCTGGCTGTTCATGCCATGGAATAAGTTTACCGGCCTTGTCGTATTGATGATCGGCGTCGGGCCAAATTATAATTTCGCGACCCTCGAGCGGAGACCAGTCGGTTTTTAGAACCGACGCTGTCCCCTGCGACCAGGTGACGACGAGATATCCGGGAACCTCGACGGACGCGCATTTTTCACCCTCGACGACGAGAACCGGAACCGAACGATCAGCGCGGGAGACCTGGTCGAGCTTGAATAGCGGTCGGCCAGTGTCGAGCGGGCTCCCGTTGTGCCAGCGTTCGTCAATACCATAATAGAACGGAACGACGTCCTTCGCGATAGTTCCGTCAGGTTTTTTCTTTTCATACCGGACGACGCAAAATACGACGCGAGCGTCGGCGTCGCGATACGTCCACCCCTTGAGCGGTTCGCCGTATCGATCGCGCGCCCAGTCTGCCCGCATTGCCTGGTTTAGACTCTTGAGCGCGGCCTCCGGAGCGGGAATTTGCGGCGGAAACTTGTCGCGCTGTTTTTCCTTTTTCGACGTCTCGCGACTTTGTCGAGTGTCTTCTGCGACGTAATGTCCACCCATGCGGACTATTTCCTCGGCGGCTTCTTTTTTTGAGCATTTTCGCATATCGACGATCAGGTCGATCAGGTCTCCTCCGGTATCGTCGGCGAAGTCGTGCCAAACCCCAGTTTCACTGATCGAGAACGATCCGACGGTTCCGTCAGCGCGTAGCGGATTCCGCGTCCAGTATTCGCCAGCGTCCCAATATGCGCCATTTGTTTCGAGCATTTGCTGTATAAGCGACGCGGAGACGGCGGACCGCGCCTCGTCAAATATTGATTTCATAACGACGCTTTCCTTTTTTAGTAACTCGTAAGTTTAGCCAAATACTCTATGCGTTAAATTTTTCGTTACTTGCGGGAGCGGTATCCCCGATCTGAATCGTGTTAATCCGCAATTATACGACGCGACCGCAGATCGCCAGTCGCCCGTCGCCCGGTACATTTTCGCCAGGTGACGGAGCGACGTCCGGACGTTTTCCCGCGGATCAGTTAAATCAATTCGTCTCCCTTCGTTATACTCGCGGGAAAAGTAATCGAGATATTTCGTGTTGATCTGTCCGAGTCCGATGTCATATGATACGATCGCTCCCGCGGCGTTTCTATTTACGTTGACGGCCAGCGCGTCCCATTGAGATTCTTCGCGGAGCAGCGCGGAGGATACCTTAATTGGAACCCATGCGAACGCCGATTCGCGAAAGATTAGTTCGCGATACTCCCGAGGGACTCCGTCGATGCCCGCTGATCGATCCTCGGCATGAACGCCGGTACTATTGAATAAACTACAAAATACGGCGATTAGAACGATCCGTTCGGCGTTCATCGTGATACCTCGAGGATCATTTCGCGGTAAGCGCGCAGCGCGTCGAGAGAATAAAAAACTCGTAGCCCGACATCACGCGCGAGCATAGCCTCGATTGACGCTCCGCGTGAAAATTGCCAGCCATCGAGCATAAAAAGCGCGTCGCAGTCGACGAGCGTCTTTATATCGTTCCGCATAAACCATTCCCATTTTTCGTTTTCGGTTTGCCATGATGCAATTATTTCTGGAGTCGGCCCTGCTATTGTATGCGGATTGACTGCCTCGACACCGAGCGCGACTATCTCCGCGACTGCCTGGTCGAACGCGGAGCGATTCAAATTCGGATGCCCGGTGATCGGCCCGGAGATGTATACTTTCATGAATAAACCCCAGCGGATTCGCAGGACTTACAGGCGCGAACCTTACAAGAAAGGCCCTTGCAGGCGGTAATAATGCGTTCAGCTTCGCCGACTTCCATTGACTCGGCGCGCTCGCGGATATCCTCGGCTTCGCGGAACTTAATCTCGCGGATGCCAGTCGATGATGCGACTCCGTCAGCGATCAGGCGATCGGCGTCGTTCATGAGTTTTTCATATACTGTCATTTTTTTGACTCCATTCCCTCGGCAATATCGGCCCGCGACTCGTCGAGAAGGTCGGCGGGAATTCCGCCATTCTCGAGCCAGTAAAGAACCTGCGCGTTTAGACTGCGGCGATTCGCCTCGGCGATCCTCGTTGCCCGTTCGTGTAAAGAAGTCGGCCAGCTTATTGACCATTTAGTTAATTTTTTCGGCATATAACCCCCTGTCGATGCGGTTATATTAGCACCCTTTTACACCATGCGTCAATCTTTTTACAGTGTTTTTTTAGTGTAAATGATCTTTTTTTTATTTAGCGCCGAATTCTTGCAGAATTCGGGATGCTACGCGCGCGTATTCTTCGGCGAATACGTTCTCGCGCGCATATGGTGTCACTCCGTCGCGGTGCCAGCGCGTCGCCTTGATCTCGACGCTGGTATTCTCGAGGCTGCGGATCATGCGGACCCGCGTCGTTTTTCCTTGTCGATATCGCTCCCAAACGCCAAACGGCTGATCGCCTCCGCGTCCTGGCCGGCCAACGAACATATCTGGCGACATAGTTCCGGCATAGTATTTTTTTCGTATGACCTTCGAAGGGTTTCCTCCGCGCGCCGCGATAGTAGCGACAGGAGCGCGCGAGCCCTGCTTCGGGAGACGTTCGCCTCCGGCGTCCTGCGCTTCCATATATGGACTTATTGATCCCGTGACGGCGTTTATTTTTGAAAGCTGTGTTTTCGGGCTCGCCTTATAGAATCGCAGGCTTCGCTCCGTGTATTGATTTCGGAGCGTGAACCGTTGACGGACGTTTTTCGCTGTCGCATAGTGCGCCCAGCCTCCGACCGTCGTCAAGGTTTCAGCGACGGCGCGCGGGATTCCATTATTGACGAGCGACGTCAGCGCGCGATTATACTCACGAAATTCGTTACTCATTATCAGTTTTCCGGTAGGTCTCGATTTTTTCGATTCCGAATTCTACGTCGATAATATAGCGCGTCAAGGCGAGCCAATATTCCGTCGGCATAACGACGGACCCGTCATCGGTTCGAGTGACGATACCGGACGGATCAGGAAACGTCGGCCATGCGACGACAGGGATCGGTCTATTTCGATACTCGACTTTTGGTTCCGGCAATATCTGACAGGACGTCAAGAGAATTGTCGAAATCAGTAAGAGCACGGCCAGTAGTAACTTTCCCGGTTTTCGCTTGTCGTTCATTTTCGATCGTCTCCATTTGTGCGTTGAATTTTTCGCGTTTTGCGAGTTCAGCGCGTTCGGTTTTCGCGCGCGCTTCGGCTTCGTCGGCGCGTTCCTTTTGTCGCTCGCGCGACTTATTGACCAAGTAAAGCGCGACGATCATCGCGAGTAAAATCGCCGACATAATTATTCCGAATTTCATTATATAACTCCCGCCATTAACCAAGATTCAGAAAAGCGACCGTCTCGTCGTATAACGCACCGGAACAGGTTCCATCGTCTTTTACCATAAACCGCGTTATATTTCCAGCGGAACAGGTCAAAACAACCGGCTGCGAATGATAAACCGGTACGTCGACGGTTATATTTATAGCGGTATTGTCGGGATGATTGTATTGATATACAGTTTTACCGGCCGAGGTGACAGTTATTAAACCAGCTAAATTATCATGAACGAAATCGAGCTTGAGCGAACCACGAACGAACGATATAAATTCTCGTCGCGTATATGAAACGATACCTTGATTATAAATCGTTCGTGCGGTTCCCGTAACGATTACCGAATCTTTTAGCGCGTCGGTTATGCCATATCCGGTGAGCGTCGTCGGATGCGAATTCGAGTTCCATGTTTTTCTATTTATTGGATATGTCGTTGTGTCCGCAGAGTCAAAGCACAAACTACCAGACGGAACAAAGTCCTCCCCATTCGAAAAAATAATATCTTCGCCGTCGACCAAAACGGAGGCTTCAATAAATTGTCCGGCGTGTGCATATATGCAAACGTCAATTCCTCCGTCTGAACGATTATAGCAAGCAATACCACAAGTACTGACAGAAACAGAGCCATCATGATGCGCGATGTATTTAAATCCATTTCTGTTTTTAAATACAAATTCACCCGTTCCGTACATAAAAGTCCAGTCGTGTAATGAAAGGTTTATTCTTGCCGAATCGGTGCTATTTGTTCCATTCGGCAAAATACAAATTCTTTTTAATAAAGTATTTCCTGCGTTATATAATTGGAACTTAAAAGCCTTCGCCGCAGAATTTAGCATCTTAGAATCTGCGGAATTAGGCGCGACTCCATTGTCGGAGATAAGAATCCATGAGGACCAAACTCCTCCGCCTAAACTTCGCGCATATTTTTTCCCCGATGTTGCTACAATCTCCGCGTTTCCGGTATTATTATCATATTTTGTTATATATCCGGAATAAAATTCTGCGTCCGGCAAGTCTGAAACGGTTATTCCGTTAAATATATAAAATCCTGACCTTGTAGCATTAGATGAAAACGATCCACTATTTGCTAAAATTGCCCCGTTCTCGTTTCCGTGTATAAAATTCGCGGCGGCGACTCCTCCTAGTTTCGTCGAATCTTCCGAAACGAGTCCCGATTCAGCGCCGTCTACGGTCAATAGTTTTAAGAGTACGTCGGCGGCGGTATAGTTTATCGCGGCCGCGATCGCTGCGAGCGGGAGTCGCGCCTCTGGTACGGTGCCAGCGTTCAAATTCCCGGCGTCGCGATAAAATTCGGCGAGCTGTCCGTTCAGTTTGTTAGCGTCGACCAGGTTCGCGGCGCTTGATCGGAGCGCGGCTAGTATCTGCGCCCAATTATTTCCATTCGGAGTAATTCCCGCGGCCTCTATGACGGCAAGTAATTCCTCTTGAATTGCGTTCCGATCATGAGCGACGAGGAGCGTTCCGGTTATTTCATTTACAGGATCATCGTCGACGTATGCTCCGTCGATGCTTCCGGATGCGTTTGTCCTATCCATTTTTTACCCCTTTTATAACGACGATATGGTTCGTCCGCAACGTGCTTTCCCAGTAATGCAGGCGCCCGTATACGCGGAATCGAGCGTCTCCAATATTCTTATTGTATAATTAGGCGTCAAGTGTAGCAATACTAGACGAACTATAAGCCCTCGGAGTCTTACGAGTTCACGCGTCGTATTGACGTCGCCGGTAACGGAATAGGCCATCCCGGGAGATGCGGGCTCCCGTATCATAACGCGAGGGAATTCTTTTTTTACCTGCGCGACAACATAATCGAGCGACGATCCTCCGGTCGACGTATACGCGGAATTTACGCGCATACGCTGATCGTGTGGCGTTAATGTATTATCGAACGCCAGACCTAGAGTTTCATGCCATGCCTCGAGAAGGTACGTCGCGCGCCCAGGGATCGCTTCGTTCTGCACGTTTTCCAAGAATTCGCGCGCGCGCTCGAGCGACAGCCCGAACGCGTCGATCAGTTCGCCGACGTTTCCGGTCAATCGCCAAGCCTGTCCGTTCGGTAATAAACGCCGGAGCGTTTTTTCCATTATGGCCATGTAACGACCCCTAATTTGCAAATTTCTGACGTCGTCAAATCGTGATAATCGAACGGCGTAGGCGATGCGTCGAGATACATTTCGAATTCTATAATTGTCGCGCCAGCTCCGGCCGCTTCGCCATACATGGCCGATTTGCTGATAAAATCAGTTTTGTTTGCTTCATCGTCATATTGCGCAGGATAGCGTTTGAATAAATGCGCCGTCCATGCTGCGGCAATCGCTTCCCAAGAATCGAGACTCGACGGCGTGACGCTCGTCACGGTGATATTAACGACGCGCTCCGTCAGCGCAGCGACCGCGACGTCAGCGCAGAGCGGCCTCCGGTGTGTATCTTGAACATATGCGAGAACCTCGGCAATTTTCGGCGCGTCAGGTAATCGCGTTCCGGTCGTCGCGATTAGCGGATAAACTGTCACGGTCCCGGGAGCTGTTCGGAACGCGAACGCCTTCGCGATCCCCGGAACCTCGAGCGCCCAAGAGATATAGTCAGGAGCGGCTCCTCCCTGCGGACGGTTCGCCAGTCTGTCCATTATTTCTGATCGATAGGACTCGATCGTTTCCTCGTCCTCGCCATGGATTATAGTTGACGCTATCGTCGCGTCCGAATCGATACCAGCGATCGGAGATACTAGGCTGATCTTTTCGCCGTTTTCAATATTCGAATCGGACCCAGGTGTTAGCGCCTCGACGGTGATCGTCACGACCCCGGCGGTAATTTCGGCGAGAACTTCCTGTTCGTATACGATCCCGTTTTTTTGCCAGAGCGTCCCGGCGGCTATCGCGGAACTGTTTGTTCCCGTTGCGGTCGCCGTCAGTTTAGCGGAGACCGGTGCTCCGCGATAAACTCCGTACTGACTCCCGATACGCTCGAGCGCCTCGGCGTCCGCAGTTTGCGGAAGTATCTGGTCGTATACCCATACGCCGAAACGATATAAAAGCGCGATCGCTCCGGCGTATGCGGTCGCGATAACGCGAAAAAATGCTTTCGGTAAGGATGGTATAGTCTGGCCGATTTTCCCTTCTATGTCCGCGATTATCTGGTCGCGATTATCTGCCACTTTTGGAATCGTTATCATGCTGCCCCTACCCTTACGGCCATGGTGGACCAATTTATTTGATATTTTAACGTCACGGTTTTGTTCGGCTGTTCAATAATAACGATTAACCCGAGAATCCCGATGCCCGGGATCGATGCGGAAACGGCGACCGACTTCGCGATCCCCGAGGAAACGATCCACGCAAGGGAGGCGGAGGCGTATTTTTCGGCGTCGATCCTAGTTTGATTATTCAACGTCCTGCGGTATATCTCGCCGAAATTGCTCGAGAACTTTTCCGGAGTGTCGGCGAGGACGTTTCCCCAGTATCCGGAATCCGTAAAAATAGACAAGTATACGGCGTTTTCGAGGCCTTCGTTCATTTCCGGCTGTCCGCCGTTTATTGATAAAATCGGGCCTGCTCCGGTTTCGTATAATTTCGGATCGCCTTCGGTTTCCATTAAGTCCCCCGCGTATTATATCATAAGATTAACGCCGCGCGCAACGTCAACCGCCAGTTTTCAGCGTCGACGTTTTCGCGGACGATATATCGCAGGCAAGCGTCACAAGCTCCGCCGACGGCCCAGTCGATCCGCTCGTCGGGTCGGGATGCGTATGAGTTTTTATCGTGTTAGCCTGCGCCGATAGCGCGTCCTGTAATTCCTGCCAGGTTACGAGGCGTTTACCATCTCCATTAAATTCGATCGATCCGTCGGCCTTAAATTTCGCCGTTGCCTTGACCGATCCGGCGGTATCTGTCGAATATATCGCCGTTTCGCCCTCGCCGATCGTTATTTCGAGCGTGTAATTCTCGAGCGCGATAACGACGCCCTCGCGCGATCCTGACCCGAGCCCAACGAATAGCCCGCGCGTTCCCTTGACCGGACGAGAGCGGAGTCCGTGCTGTTGATAAACTTGAGCCTCGCGCGTCGCCCCTCCGAGCCCCGTCCCTTTAGCGACGACGGATTCCCCCGGCGCATTTCTAAACTGTTTGATCGCTGCGCTCGCGACCTCGATTAACTCGATCATTCCCACGGTAATACCTTCGGGACGGTTCCCGCATACGTTTCCGGTAATATCAGGCGAAGGTCTGTCGTGCATCCTCCGCCAGAGTCCAATTTATGAGTTACTCCGGCGATTAACCACCTCGATTCTCGTACAATCATCGCCCCGGGAGCCTTGAGCGTGACGATCTGGCGTTCGGCCCAGCGCGCGCCGTCAGGTCGTCGCCATCCTGCAATGGTCGCCGATACCGACATAGACGCGGCGAACGCCTTCGACCGTTCCCATGCTGCGGCAAGAGACGGATCGGTTCCCGTGTCGTCCTGCTCGATCAGTCGCGGTCGGTTTTTTTTGATCGTCGCGTCAGTTACTTTCCCCGATACGTTCGCCGATCCGTCCTGCTGTGCGCTGATCTTGTATACCGAAAAACGCGCCGTCGAATCGAACGAAGCGGCGACCGACAAAAGCGGTTTTTTCCCCTCGACGAGCGTCGCGATCGGAGCTTTCGCCGCGAGCGCCTTCCCGTCGGTAATAACTAGTTCCCCAGTATACGACGAGTTCAACAACATATTATGCGGCCCGCCGACCTTCGACAAAAAATCGTAGGCTCCTTGACCAAATTTAGCACTCGCAGCGGCGATCTTTCCTGTATTATAGTCGGATCGAACGCGGACCCCGAACGGCTTGCAGAGTGTACGAGCGATATCCGCGAGCGTTAAACCGTTAAATTCGAGGTTTCCGTCAATCGAGCAGTCGACGAGCGGACCAGTTAAGCTGCGCCCCTGGACAGTTATAGTTCTACTTCCAGCGTCGACTTTTGGATCGACCTTGTCAACGGTTCCCGTCAGAACTACGTCATTTCCAATTAAGAGTTTTACTCCCTGATATTCCATAGGCTTAAATGCAGCCATTATGACCGGATCGCCAGGATCGAACGGAGCGGTTAAACTGAACGCGTCGGAACAGTTATCGATCGCCATGGTGATCGTCGCCGCAGTCCAGCCCGTATACTCGCGCCCGTTTATTAGTAGTTTTACAATATCGCGGTTGGGATCATTTAGTCCGGAGATTTCTTTTTCAGGCATAGTAAACGACCTCGCGACCTGCGGGAATTAAAATTATCTCGTCGCCGACGAGGACGTTTATTTCGACAAATTCGTCGAGCGCCGCGTCGAGGTCCGATATTCCGTCTCCGTAAAATTCGACGAGAAGGTCGAGCGGTGTCCGTTCCGTCGCAAGTGTTAAGCGGCGCTCCGCCCGCAGGCTGTAAGCCTTTTCAACCAGATTATCCCGCGCGAGTATCGCGATCGAAACGAGCGCAGAGAAAGTTTCCGGATCGGCGCGATATTCCGGAACCGTTTCCTCGAGTTTTTCAATCGCTTGTATGACCGCGTTCGTCGCTTCCTCGACCGTACTCGCGACCGTGATCGCTTCTGTCCTACTTGAAATCGTCCCTTCGACCGTCGCCGCCGCTGTTCCTGCCAGTGCGTAGAAAAGTGACTCTCCGAGCGTTAGCGCCTCCGTGTAGGTCTCGGCGACCTGCCCGGCAATAAATAAAATTTGCTCGCGATAGCCTTCGATTTTACGGAGGACTTTTGTCGATACCTGCGCAGGAATTTGCGCGATCGCTGCGCATTCGGTATATAATTCGAGCGGCTTCGTTACGAGCGTGTCGATCGTCGATGAGACTTCCCGAACTATTTTATTTATTTCGGTTTGTGCCTCTTTAGCGAATGACGTCACTCCTTCGAAGGTCGTTTTATATGTCGAAACGATCGCCGATACTTTTTCTTTTATCCATGATGTTTCTGCGGCCGTTTCCGGAGCATATTTTCCCGCCGACTTCGCAACGGACGCCGATACGGTCGTTTGTGCCTTTTCGAGTATCGTACTATCGATTGACGTCGGAGTCGATACGGAAAGCGAATCGAGTTTAGGAGCGCGTACAAAATCAATCTTAAAATCAACGCGCCCGAGCCCGTCGACTAACTTCCTGGATTCGTTCCAATTTGTCGCGAGGACTTCTAGATTTCCAAACGTCGGATGCTCGAGCGTTCCCGGACCGATTTCTGATAGTGCATCGTATAGCGCGTCGGCCAGTGTATAGCAGTCCGCCCCCGTAAAATAAATGTTTAGCGGATATTTCGACGCCTGGTTTCCCAAGTCCTGGACGATCGGATCGTTTTGTTGCGGGAGTTCATGAACTGACGATTTTTTCCCGCCCGATCGCTCGACCTCGTCAAATTGTAGGACGAACGTCGCGCCCGACGGAGCGATATATTTCGCCTCGCGAATATTATCATATGCCATTAGCGACCCCCAAACATTGAACCGGTATTAAGCGTCACGCCAGGCGCCGACGGTCCCGTCGCTGCGACGCGAGTCCCTGGCGGCGTATTGTTGAAATTTACGTCAACCGTACTGTTGTTATTTCGGTTAATCGTTTGCGTTTGTGTCGACATAGGCGCCCCGCCACTCATTGCGGCGGATGCGTTTCCCATTGCGTTTTCTGCTACTCCCTTAAAATCGAGCGCCCCTTCGGTCCCGGTGAGCGTTTTATTCATATTCGCCTGGAAATTGTCGAGCGCGTCGACCGCCGGCGCGATCTTGTCGCCCACAAACGGGAGCTTAGACAAAAGACGGAGCAGTCCGCCAATCGCTTCCATAACCAAATTGACCGGCAATAAAAGATATTTCATGAACGCCTGTCCGAGTCCCTTTACAATTTCCCAAGCGGCAAGCATCGCGGCTTTTACATGATCGAAATTCTTTACCAGTAACGCGATGACGCCAATCAATAAAATGATTCCCGCGACGACGAGCCCGACCGGATTTAGGAGCATTGCGCCATTTAGTATCATTTGCGCGACCGCAGCGGCGGTCGTTACTATTTCATATATAACCATTACGGCATTATACGCGGCAATGGCTGCGACTATCGCGACTATAAGCGGCGTAAACGGCCCGAGTACTTTCATAATTCCGCCGACCACCGAAACGAGCGTTCGAATCCCTTCTATGAGTCCATTGACAAACGACTCGACTTTCGTCCCGATAACTTCTTGATTCGCGTTTGCCCAATCGGTAAATTTCTGGATTAACGGAGTTAAGAGCTCGACTACTTTCCCGATCGGACCTAGCATCGCTTGCCCCATGGCTGCCTTAAACTGAAAAAGTGCGTCGTTCATATTTGAAACGCGCCCATTAAATGTTTTAGACTGTTCCGCCATCATTCCCGAGAATCCCTTCGACTTGAGAATCGCAGGGAGGACCGCGAGCATTTCCTCCGTCGACGCCATGAGCTCGCCGGATTTAGCAACGCCCTTCCCCGTTGCCTTGACCCAGTCGTCCGTCGAGATTAGCAAGTCTCGGAACATATCGACCGCAACGCCCTTTTGTCCGCTCGCGAGTTTCGAGAACGCGCGCGTCGCCTGGTCTATCGGTTTTCCGGAGGCTGCCGCCAGGTCTCCGAGAATCGTCATATTTTCTTTACTATAGCGACCGAGCGCCTGTAGTTGATTTCCTAACTGAACGACGTCTTTCATTTCGAACGGAGTCGAGGCGGCGAATTTCGACATTTCTTCGAATCGCGCGTTCGCCGCTTCCTGGCTCCCCAGCATGGTGACGAGCGTCGTTTTATACTGTTGAACTTCGGCCGCGGCGCTTACAAATTGAGCCCCGACGCCTGCGGCGATCGCAGCGGAGGCGGTTAGAATTAACGCGGTTTTTTTTATCCCGGAACCAAGTTTTCCAAACGACTCGCCGAGCGATGCCTTCGCCTTATCTGCTGATCCGCCGATCTCGTCAATTTTTTTCTTTATCGCGTTCGTCGTTCCGGTGAATTTGTCGACGGCTTGAAAAACTGTTTTTATGGTGAACGTGTTAGCCATTTATTACCCTCCGGATGCTCGAGCGACCTCCGCGGCCTCTTCCTTGCATATTGCTTCATGTCCGCGATACCAGAACGCCAGGCGTCCGAGCTTCATTTCATGCCCGTCGAACCCGAATCGGTTCGCGACCGCCCAGAGCGTCCGCTCGAGCGGTGCGGGCAGGATCAGAAAAAAAGCGACGTTATCGCCCCCATGGTCGACAAATCGCGCCCGATCATTTTCTCGATTATTGCAATGGATTTACTGGTGATTTTGCTCGCGAGGTGTATCGTTTTCGCCATCGACTCGGATTCCTTGTACTTGTCGAGAACCTTGAGGTCTCCCGCTGTCGGCTCCCTGAACTCGAGCGACTTGACGATATCGTCGTTTTGCAGTTTGATCGGTGACACTAGTTCCATGATAACGACTCCGGACTCCTCGTCGAGAGTGATCCGCCCTTTCATGATCGCGGATAATAGGCGTTTTTTGCTGTCCTCCCAGTCTTTTCCCTCCGGGTCGACCTCGTAGAACTCGATTATTCGATCGAGCTCGATCGTCGCCGCTTCATCTTCGATTACCTGTTTCATGTTCCTTTTCTCCTTTTAGTGAACTATGGACCGACCAGGGATCGAACCTGCGCCCGAGAAGGATAACTCGAGCGGCGCCCATTGCGCCGACGGACCAGAAAACCGGAGCCCGTAGGCTCCGGCGTAATCAAGAAATTTTTTCCAGCTTCGCGCCTTCCCAAGTACAGGACGCCGTTCCGTCTCCGGTCGCCTTGACGAGCTCGCCGGTAAGGATCATGTTTCCAGAATAACTAATTCCGGAGGCGAGCGTGATCGATAGCGGACCGGGCTCCCCTGCGTTTTGCTTTTCCTGGAGGAATTCGAGGTCGCCGCGGTTGTCATCGATCGAGACCGCGACGACTCC